GAATTGCATCAAATAACTTTTTAAATCTTTCATCATGATGAATATTATCATCTATAGATTGTAATTCATTTGGTTTAATATCCGTGGTCCGTGAGTACTGACTATTGGTTGGTGTTACTTCAGCATTGATTAAAGGAACAATGTCCTTGTTTATTTCTTCAAAATTATCTAATGCTGTAATATAAATGGCTTTACCAAACCACTTGGATATATCGCTCATTATTAATAAATATACTTTATTGAAATAAAGTCAATTATTGTTTTACTTGTAGGAATCTAAATATAATCTCGCCATTTCCACCTTGATAAGCAGTTTCGCCTCCACCAATATTTTGAGCTCCACCTCCACCGCCTCCAGAACCTCTTGTTCCAGGACTTGCAGCTGGTCCACTTATTCCAGCTCCATTTCCACCTGCAATATTACCAGCATAAGAAGAAGCACCAGCTGATCCAGCTATTTGACAGTTATCTCCACCGCAGTTTCCATTATTTTGTCCAACAGCTCCATTACCTGATTGATTAAATGTTCCAACAGGTCCCGATGTATTTGTTGTAACACTTACAACAATACCTGATTGATTAAAATTACCAGATGTAATTGCAGTTCCAGATATAGTAGCACTTCCTGCAGTTCCTGCAGTATTAGTTCTTAATGGTCCTTGAACACCTCCTCCTGTACCAGAAGCTCCACCTCCACCTGTTAATGAAAATATACTTCCTGTTGTAGATCCCGATAAAGTAGTATTAGTTCCAGGATTTGCTATTTTAGGTTGACCAAAATTTGCAGATTGATTACCTGCAGCACCTCCAGATCCAGCAACAAATGTTAAAGTTTCTCCTGCTACAACTGAAAATATTTTATCTGATACATAAGCTCCAGATCCACCACCAGCACCAGAAGATTCTCCTCCTGCTTTATCATAAGATACTCCACCAGCGGCTCCGCCTCCTCCACCAACTGCTGCTTGAATATGAACTGCGTTATAGCCTAATGGAACTGTATTAGTTGTAGTGCCTGCTGTGATTGTTATAAAAGAAGTTGCAAGTTGAAGAGCACCTCCAGAAAATAATCCAAAACCTCTTGCGGACATTCCTCCAAAAGTAGTAATTACAGGCATGATAAATTACTTAAATTGTGATTGAGCTGCTAATACTGTGTAAGTTGATGCTGCTGTTTTAATAATTGTAAAAGCATATGCATCAATAGATAATGAATTTCCTGAAGAAGGTGTTGAACCACCTTGCCATTTTGTTGAAACGTTAGTTGAAGTTCCATCAATTGTTACAAAAGTTGTATAATAAGCTGTAGTAGCATTAGTATTTAAAAATGCAGCAGTTGCAGATTCTCCAACAGCAACCATAGTATTCAATGCAGTAGAACTACTTCCTCTAAAATTAAGTGTAAATTGTCCTAAAGCATTTCCTGTATGAAATAACACCGCTTGCTCTAAAAGATCATAAGTAACAGTTCCTGTAGTTGTAGTATTAGTTACTGTTACTTTTTCTAAAACTTGTTGAATTTTACCTGTACCATTAAATGTAATTTCTCCAACACCTTTAGGAGTTAAATTAATACCAATATTTGCATCACCTCCTGTTGCAGATATATTTGGGTTATTTCCTGTTGCAGCATTTGCAATAGTTAATTCATTGACTGCAGATCCAGTCGCTGTAAATATAATTTCTTCATTACCATTAGAATCATTAATTTCATTGATAATTGGATCAGTAATTGTAGGTGAAGTTAAAGTTTTATTAGTTAAAGTTTGAGCTCCAGTTAAATTAACTAAGCCTAAATCTACGGCATTAGTTCCATCTAAATAAACTAATTTATTAGATTTATCTGTTCCTGCAAAAATAGCCGAAGATCCGCCTACTTGATTTAAAGCAACAGTAAAGTTTCCTGTAGTGCCATTTTCTAAGATATAAGTTTTTTCAATTCCTGATGCAACAAATACTGTGCAGTTTGCTGTAATAGTTCCTGTAAATTTTAATACTGCATTTCTAGCGTTGGAAATAGTTGCATCCGTCATTGCTAATGTTGTATTAGTAGACGTGATTGCAATAGATTCAAAACCAGCAATTGCTTGTTGTATTAGATTTAAATTAGTATTAGTTTTATCTCCCCAAGTACCCGAGTTTTCACCCGTTACCATTAACTCTAGTTTGAGGTCTGTAGAATAGGATGATGCCATAATTAAGCTATTATATAAGTGTTAGGCTGCAATATCAACCACACTCCAAGTGTTAGTTGTATTAGTACTTACTGTTGTCCAAGTGTTAGTTACGTTTATATCAACCACGGCCCATGCTACGACTACAGGTGTTTTTGTAGACATTTGCATTTGAACCCCTGTTACAGGAACTCCAATACCAATAACTACTGAACCTGAATTAGCTTGTATTAAATTAGTAGTTAATAATACATCGGTATCAACAACTATAGATTCATTACCTAAAGCAGTCTGTAATAAATTAGTTGTTAAATTTACGTCAGCATTTGCAGTAATAGTTTCATTACCTAGTGCAGTTTGAATTAAATTAGTAGATACGTTTGTATTAGCATCTGCTGTAATAGCTACACTTGAAACATTTGATTGAATTAAATTTGTAGATAATGTAGCAATAGTTACTGCTTGAGCATTAACACTACTTACAAATGTATTAAATTGTGAACCAACTAAAATTACTGTAACTGGTATATCTATAGTTACACTGTTAATTGCGGTTTGAAGTTCTTGTTCTGCACCTGCAGCAAGGGATACATTACCACCAGCTTCAATAGAAACACTATCTATTGTGAATTGTAATAAATTAGTTGTTACACTAAGATTTTGATCTGTGGCAATAGTCTCATTACCTAAAGCAGTTTGTAATAAATTAGTTGTTAAATTTTGATTAGCGTCTGCAGTAATGACTACGCTTGTAACTTCAGTTTGTAATAAATTTGTAGTTACATTAACATCTATACCTAAAGATATAGCAACCGTTGAGACGTTAGTTTGTAACTGAAGTCCTGTGACTTCAATTGATTGATTTATAATGCCTTCTGATGAGAAAGGTGCTTCTGCAAAGGCTGTTGCTCCAAAAAACATATAATAATCCTATAATGGGAAAGATTGGTGTGTATGTGGAAGATCTTTCCCGATATGAATTATATCATATTGTTAAGGATGCCTAAAGTATCAATTCGGTAAGGTTTTTATTATTACCAATAGTTCCTTTAATAAATACATTAAAAGCTAGACTAATTCTTGTATTATCACCTTCTTTAGTTTCAACCATATGGGTTAAAGAAGATGGGAATAATATAATATCTCCTGTTTTTACAGTAAACCACCAAGTTTCAGAGTTATATAAATTCCAATCTTTTATTTCTGGTTTAATAGCTTGATATGAATCTTTTTTAAAGAATTTAATTTTATCAAATTCTTCATGACAATTAACATAGAATACCCCTGATACTAATGAATTGGGATGTTCGTGTTTATGATGATATTGATTTGTTTCAGTATAATTTAACCAAGATTGAGTAATATAAGGAGTTACTGCATCTGTATAAGATAATACTTTTTTAAAGTAATCTTCCACTCTTAAATATAAATCTTCTTTTAATGAACCAAATACTTTTTGATTTAATATATAATTATTATTAGAAGTAATATTACCATCATTTTTATAAAAATCTAATTTGGACTTATCTACAAAGGATAGTTCTTTTTTAGTAAGTTCTCTATCTAATTTTGATATATAGACAGGTATTGGAAATATTCCGTTTATTGTAGATTCAATCATTAGGATTGATTATACTAAATTAAGATTGTTGTAAACTATTATTTTGTTTTAATTTCCCAATTAATAATAGATTCATTCCAAGAATAATATTGATTATCTTCTAATACTATTGTTGGTTTAGCAACTGGTGATTCCCAAAGACAAGTAGATTCATTTAATACCCAAGAGTTAAAAGGTTTTTTAGGAATGAAAGCATCTCTATCTTCATCATAAGTATAACCTATTCCTGCATGATTTTTTCTTAAAGGTGTTCCATTATTATCATGAACTCCACCATGTGTATTATAAGATGTTTGTTTCCATATAGGATAACCTGTTAATTTTGTTAAAAAATCAATACCAATAGATTCTTGTTCAACTCCATTTGAATCTTTTAGAACTTCATTATTAACTGAAAGTACTTCTATTACTTTTGAATTTAATCCTATTTTTGCAAAACTAGCCATTATCCTGTGTAACTCCCTGAACCATTAAATACCATTATTGTATTACTACCAGATGTTGTAACTGTTGGCGAACCAGTTGTAGTAGATGAATAATTTGCAGTTGGAACACTTAATATAACAACTCCTTTTCCTCCACTACCTCCATTACCTCCATTATCACCTTCTGATCTTGAACCACCACCACCACCACCTGTATTAGCTGTTCCTGCGGTTGCATTATTAGTGCCTATTGAACCTGCACCTCCACCTCCAGTTCCACCTGTACTTGCTGTTGTATCTCCACCAGCTCCACCACCACCAGCTCTTGTTACTGAAGAACCTGTAATTGAAGAAGCTGTACCATTTCCACCATTACCACCAACTCCTGGACTTACACTAGAACCATTAGCACCTACTGCACCAGCACCTCCTCCACCTCCACCTCCACCTGAACCATTATTTCCATTTCCTCCATTATTACCTTGACTTGGTGATGTACTTGGGGTGTTTCCTGAACCTCCAGTTGCATCAGGAGAATTTCCTCCACCACCAGAACCACCAGAACCACCATTTGAAGCAGAAGGAGCTCCACCACCTCCATAACCACCTCCAGCAGAAGTTATTGTTGTTAATCCTGAACCTGATATAGAACTATTTGAACCAGCAGTTCCATTACCACCACTTCCAGTTCTTCCTGCACCACCATCTCCGACTGTTACTGTAATTACTGTTCCTGCTGTTACTGATTGAGTTGATGTTCTATAACCACCTGCTCCTCCTCCACCAGCAATCCATCTTCCTCCACCACCTCCTCCAGCTACTACTAAAAAATCTATTGAATAAGGTATAGCTACACCTTGTGTTCCTTCTTGATAACCAGAACTAGGTAACCAACCTTGTGTTGAATCTATATATGTTAATGTTAATGCTTCTCTATCTTTATTAGCTATAACATTTGAAGTTTGTCCGATAATTTTATTTCCATTAGGCGAAATAGTAAGTGCATTGGTATCAAAAGTTCCTGCGTAATCTAATAAACCTATTTGATCACCAACTGAAGGTGAAGCTGGTAATGTAACTGTAAATCCTGCAGATGTAGTATTACAAGGATATGCATTACCTTTAACTGCTGTAAAACCTGTTGTTTGAACTGATTGCCATGTTAAACCAAAACCACTAGCTGTTCCGTTATTTGTTAATGTTGCACCTGCGGGTATAGAAATAGTTTGCCCTGATGCACCAATCGTTAATGTTGTAGCATTAGTTTGAGTAATAATATTACTCGTGTTTAAATTCTGTAATGAGTCTGTTCTTAAAATACTAGCCATTGATCAACTCCCAGTTTTGAATTTGTTCATTCCATTGGTATCTTTTATCAATTGAAGCATCACTTGGCATAGGTATAGGTGATTCCCAATTGCAAGTTTGTTCATTTAATATCCAACTATTATAAGGTTTTTTAGGAATGAATGCATCTCTATCTTCATCATAAGTATAACCTATTCCAGCATGATTTTTTCTAAAAGGAATTCCACCATTACTATGAATACCTGCATTTGTATTATATGAAGTTTGTTTCCATATAGGATAACCTGTTAATTTTGTTAAAAAATCTATACCTATTGCTTCTTGTTCTATTCCATTGCTGTCATGTAAAACTTCATTAACTAAAGATTGAACTTCAATAACTTTTCCATTTAAACCTATTTTTGCAAAACTAGCCATTATGCTGTGTAACTCCCTGATCCATTAAATTGTAAAATTGTATTACTTCCACTTGTTGTAACCGTTGGCGAACCTGTTGTAGTTGCTGAATATTTTGCAGTTGGTACACTTAATATAACAACACCTTTTCCACCTGAACCACCATCACTTCCAACAGCAGAACCACCTCCACCACCTCCACCTGTATTAGCTGTACCAGATGTTGCTGTTGTTCCATCACCACTACCAGCTCCACCACCGCCTGCTCCTCCAGCTCCACCATTTCCTGGTTGTAAATTATAACCTCCACCTCCACCACCACCTGCTCTTGTTACTGAAGAACCAGTTATTGAAGAAGCTGTACCAGCACCTCCTACTCCACCAACACCAGTTGAAGCGTTGCCACCTACTGCACTAGCACCACCACCTCCACCTCCAGCATTACCAGGAAATCCAGTTCCTCCATTATTTCCTTGACTTGGTGATGTGCTAGGAGTGTTACCACTTCCTCCACCACCAGAACCACCGCCACCCCCTCCTGAACCACCATTTAAACCTGTATTAGGAGCATTATTACCCCCACCACCGCCTGCACTTGTAATTGTTGTTAAACCTGAACCTGATATTGAAGAATTTGAACCAGAAGTACCAGCACCACCTGAACCTGTTCTTCCTGCTCCTCCATCTCCAACTGTTACTGTAATTACTGTTCCTACTGTAACTGTTTGAGTAGATGTTCTATAACCTCCAGCACCACCTGCTCCACCATCAGCTCTACCTCCACCACCTCCACCTGCTACTACTAAAAAATCTACCGAATAAGATTGTGGTGTTTCATTAGTTACATCATCATCAGAGATTGGAATCCAACCTTTTGTAGAATCTGCATAAACTAATTGTACTGTTTGGCCATCAGTTGAATAAACTGGATTTGGTGTAGTAAAGCCTTGAAAATTTACTGAATTTTGATTTAAAGTTAAAGCATTTGTTCCAAACTTTCTACTATAATCTACGAATACTAATTGATCTCCGTTAGAAGCAGATGCTGGAAGTGTTAGTGTAATAGCCGCTGCAGATGTATTTACAAAATAACCAACATTAGCAGAAACTGTTAAATTTGATGTTACAATATTTGAAGTCCAAACAACTCCATCAAAACCAAAGCCCGATACTGACGAACCAGCAGCCAAGGTAACTGTATCACCAGTTGTACCAATGGTAAGTGTGTTACCACTATATGATGCAATTTGATTTACTTTAAGTAAAGGCATTAGTTATTTTCTTTTGGGTATTTTAATTTTATATTAGTTATTCTTGTTTTCCAAGAATCTAAACCTTGATGATAAATTTCATCTAATTGAGATTGCCAAGAACCATATTCCTTAACTCTGTTTTCAATAGTTTTAATTTCTTTTTCTACCTGTGGAAGTATAGCTAATATCTGTTCCTTAGGAATTGGTGGTGTGCCATTGTGCCATTCTATTTCACAAGTGTTAATATCTGTTCCTCTTACAACTACTTCTGCTGTGGGATTTATTTTTAATATTGCATTTATAATCATAATTATCCTTTTATTTCTAATAAAGTCATAGTGCTATTTGAGTTACCAACAGCATCATAGTTGTTAATAAATACCTCTACTGAATTATTAAAACTTCTAAAAGTTACTTTGTAAGTAGTTGCTGATGTTGTGTTTGGAGAATCTAAATATGAAGTAGAGCAAGAACCAACAGCATTATATGTTGAAGCGTTATTGTAAGCAGCAATTCCCTCAATATTAAGAATATCTGTAACTCCTCTAACTAGTCTTAAAGTCACAGCAGTATTTGAATTTTGTTTGGAAACACCATTTACATTTGTTAAAACTAAAATTTTATTTGAAGCAGATGATGGGGTTATAGAAGCAGATAATCCAGTATCTGCAAATGCAGATGTAGATGAAACAGCAAGTGTGCTATAATTAACATTTACAACCTGCAACACCGCACCTGCTCCTAGCTTACTAGTTGAAATAGCTGCCGTAGAAGCTATATCTGCATTCGTGATTGATCCTGCTGGATAATTAATTGTAGCACTAGCAGTATTAAATGTTACACCTGAAGGTATAACAATATTTTGACCACTAACTCCAAACGTTAATGTTGTACTATTTGTTTGAGTAATAAGCGTTGTCGCATTATTATTCTGAATTGTATCAACTTGTAAAATTCCACCCATTATACTATTACCAAGCTTCCTGTTACTGTTTGTGTTCCTGTTATATTAACAGGTCCTGCTAATACTCCAGATTGAATTGTTTGATCTTCACTAATTGTTGTTGAATGTGTATTAACAAATGTTTGAGCTCGCATAGATGCTGAAGGTGTTAACACAGCGGGTAAAGTACAAAAAATATCTTTTATACCTGCTGAAAAGTTTACTGTAGTATTTGAATTTGTGCTTGTAATTATTGAATCTCTTGTAAAGGTTGTAGCGTTCGTTAACGTACCAATCCCGACTTCAAATTGATTGCCTAAGGCAATCGTATAATAAGTCGAGTTGCTTGAGCCTATGCCAGAAGAAAAACTTTGAAAACCAGTTGCAGCACCACTTAATGTAACTGTGCCTGTTCCAGTTGTCGAAGTAGTTTCTTTGACTCTATCGTTAATAACGAACGCCATGAAACCACCTTTAAGCTATTCTTAATATTGCATTACCTGCTGTAAACGCTGGAAACAAAATTGTAAATGTTCCAGATGTTGCTGTTTTATCTCCGCCAAAACTTAAAACACAAACTGCTTTATTACCAGCTGATGTATTATAAATTAATGCACCCTCTGCTGTTAATGTTACACCTGTAAATGATAAATCAGAAAATGTAATGATCGCTGTACTTGTATCTAAAGATACTTGTTGTCCAGCAAGTATTCCACCACCTGTTGTATACTGTCCACCTGAAGCTGCTTCATTTGTTGATGTAAATATTGTTGTTCCTGCACTTAAGTTTGCGTTTGATTGGAAAAGTGCAAGTTTAAATACTTGTCCTGAACCTGAATCGAAATCATGTACTGCACCTAAAAGTTCTGCTTTAAATGAATTACATACTGCTTGTGT